GAAAGCCATTTCGCCGTATGAACCGTCACCGGTTTCACCAACGCCAAGTCTCTCTGCATCAGCTGTATCTAAGCCAGAACCGAATGTTGAAACTGTATCAGCTTCGTCTGCGATTGTTCCGTCTGTGTCAGCATCTGTTACACCACTTAATCCTGTTGGATCAGCTTGATGTGTACCAGTTCCTGAGAAATCTGTATCAGCTTCATTGAATAAAGCTTCAGTACCAGATTGTGATGCATATTTTGATTTCATTGCAAAGATAAGTCCTGTAGGACCACTCATTGGCTGAACACCAGCGATATCATATGCAATTAAGTTAGGCATAGCTCTACGTACTAAAGAAATTAATACTGGGTCAAAAGTACCGATGTTATTCGGTGCTGAACCTGAACCAATATTGTTAGCTGCTGCTGCCTCAGAAATGAAATTTCCTTGTGCTTGAGCTCTTTCTTCTTGTAGGGCAACTTCTTGGTTTTCTAATAGTCTAGCTGTAACAGCTTTTCTATATCTGTCGGAAATTTCAGGTGCTGACTCGTGATCAAGTACAGGACCCCATTTTTCCATTAATTTTGCGTCTGCTTGAAACATTTCTGTTATCCCCTATTTACTTAGTAAAATTAGTTATAGCTTGAGTGTATCTAGACATTGACTCAGAAACTGCTTCCTCGGAAACATTCTCTTCGCCTAATAGACTATCAACTTCGTCCACTGATTCTTCGCCTTCTTTTGTGAAGTATGATTCTTTAACAGTTTTCACTTTCATTTCGAAAGATTCTTTGTTATCGAATTCGATATCTTCAACTAAAGATGCTAGTTTCTCAGCTTCAGTTTCTGCAAGCCCTGAAGATTGTTCTCTTACTACTTCTTTCTTTTCAAATTCTTGAACTTTAGAATGTAGATCAATATTATCTTCTGTGGTTTTGTTTAAAGTCTCTTCTAGCTCGTTAACTTGCTCGTTGAGTTCATCAACTAAGTCAACTTTACCTTCAGGTACTTCGATATAGTGCTCTTTGAACACTGATTGAAGTGAAGTCATAAAGTCTTCAGCAATTTCGGTTCTTAAACCGTTTTGTACTGCAACTTCATTTTCTTTCATCCAATTTTCAACTACGTAGTTGAGGTACGAATCAACCTTCTCTACTAATTGATTTTGAACGTCAGTTACTTCTTCTTCTAAGTTTTGCGCGTACTCGCCTTCTAATCTTTCGATTTCTTGTGTTAACTTAGATGTTAATACAGCTTCGAAGATTGTCTGTGCTTTATCACGGAACCCATCAGATAGAGTTGCCTCTTCCTTGATGATGTTTTCGAGATCTTCGTCAAAGTCAATAGCTTCTACTTTCGCTTTAGCTTTTGGATCTGCAGCTTTCTTAACACCTTTTATAGCGTCATCAGCTGATTTGACTGAAGCTTCTTCGTCATCACCGAGAACCATTTTTGAGAACATCTTTTGCGCGTCTTCTTTTTTAGCTTTTTTGAGCATATCTACTGCTGCTTGAATTACGCCAGCTTTAGTTTTTGGAGTTTGAACAGTTTCCTTTTTAGGTTCGTGCTCTTCTTCCTCATCTTCATGCTTGCCTTCTTCAAGAGTTTCTGAATCTTGAGATTCTGCTTCTGTTTCCTCGTCTAAAACTTCTTCATTTTCAACGAGCTCTTCTTCTGCATTTTCTACTACTTCTTCAGAAACTTGCTCTTCTTCAACAGATATGTCTTCAGCTAATTCGTTTTTAATAGCGTCGTCTGACATAATCATTCTCCTATGATTTTAGATTTAATTTAGAGAGGAAATTCTTAAAAGCTCTTATTTCAGCTTCTGGCAATCCAGTAGCTGGAGTGCTTTTAATTTCAGTCTCAATTTCTTCAATATCTCGTTGTCGAACAATCCCATTTTCCCATATCCATTCAACTCCTTCCATAACACCATTTACAAATGCAGACGGTGCGGATGGATCTTGAACTATATCGATGGTGGATAACATAAAGTCATTCCCCACATATTGAGCTCCGTTCTTCTGTACAAGACTTCCCATACCACGACTTGATACACCAAGCTTAACACCACCTTCGAGCAAACCTTCAACGATTTGTCCCATTGGGGTCTTAAGAATTGATGCTTTTCCTATAACATCATTTCCCTGCCAATGCAGATCAGTGATCTTATGCGAAACTTTGTCAAGGTTTACTGTTGGTCCTTCTGGATGATTTAACTCTCCAACAGCTCTTCCTTGTTTAACTTGTTCGTCGACATACTTTTGAACGGCTTTTTCCATGACGTTCTTTTCGTATATACGACCATTTCTGTTCTTTTTATTTGATTGCATGAATACGCCTTCGATAAAATAGTTCTTTGAACCATCTTTCTTAGCTTCTGCAATCACTTCTAAATTGTTTTCTACGTATTCAGTAATTAACTTCATATTAGATACCTAATAGTTTAATCATATCATCTGCAGCCTTTTGAGCTTCTTTTTCGTTTTTGTAGTTATTATCGAGTAGCTCGCCATCTACATAAACACCAAATTTGTTACCCTTTTTAGTAAGGATAACTTCTTTGTCTTTACGCTTACCAGCTTTGAAAGACTTAACTTGTTTTTCTCCGCCTTTAAGCTTAACTTTTTCTCTCAGTTCTACAAATGATATCATTTATTACTCTTCTTCTTTTTCAGCAACTTTACGCTGCACGAGACCTGATGCTATTTCTACTTTTTTAGCATCAAGTGCGGCTGTCATTTTATCAGCCATAATTCCTTCGAATTCTTTATTGGCTTTTACATTATCGCCATCTTTTAAATTTTGTATCAAATCATTTACTGCCATTTTATTTCCTCGTCAATATATATTTATAATATTTTTTGTTTTAATCGAACCTTGGATCATCTGGATCTGGCATATCGTTTTCGCCGTCCTTATTTTCCTGATCGATTTGTTTTTGTATCTCTTCGATTTCTTCATCGTTGAATCGTAATACGTTTTTACGTACCCATTCATTAGAGATAAACCTTCCAATATGTTCATCTAATGATGATAACATATCAAATCTTTCTCTTATCATTTCTGATTGTTTTAACTCTGAGAAGTAGTTATCTTCAATATAATCAAAAGCAATACTTTCTTTCCAAGTTTTCCAATCATCTTTAGTGATAATACCTTTTAACAAGAGTTGTGTTTTAAGCAATTGCATGAATAAATCAGAAAATCTCTTTCTTAATCTATCAATAAACTTCTTAAACTTAACTTCGTCTCTTGTTATCTCAGTTGTTCTACCTAAACTATACTGAGCTTCTTGTTCTAATCTATTAACTGGTACATTTAAACTCTTATAGAGTTTCTTTTGAAAGTATATAATATCATCAATTTGACCTAGGTTTTCTCCACCTGGTAATGTTGATATCTCTGTTCCTCTTCCACCCTCTCTTCTCGGTAGGAAGAAATCTTCCAACATTGACATATGCTTACGATCATCTTTGATATCGCCTGTTTTAGCATCATATACCAATTTGTTTCGATATTGGTTCATAATACCTCTTAGGTATTCTTCTGCCTTACCTTTTGGTAAGTTACCAACATCGATATAAAATATTCTTCTTTCTGGAGCTCTTGATATACGATATATTACCAATGAGTCTTCCATCATTCTTAACTGATTTACTGGCTTTAATGCTTTATGTAAATAAGATAAGATTCTTTTACGCCCTGGGTCCATCATACCTGATGTACAATATGCAATTGCATCAGGATATATTTTTAATCCCTGATTTGCAGCGTTCATTGTTTTATCTTGATATAAGAAGTATTCATCTACTTTCTTAATCAATTTAGCTCCTGTCTTAGGATCTGTTTCTTCTTCGACCTCTTTAATTTTTCTTAATTTAGCTGGGTCGATATATCTGAGTTCTTTAATTCCACCTTTAGGATTATCATTATTGATAATAATATGATATGGTAATCTACCATCTACATACCATTTTCTAAAGATGTCATGAGCATATGAATTGAAGTTTAAAAGTTTAAGTACTTCTCCAAACTCATATTTTACTGCTTCTTTAATTTTATCTGATATTTCTAGTTCATCTAATACTATATTCACTGGAGATTCGTCATGATCTCCAACAATTGCTTCATTGACAATATCCTCAATTGCAGCATCGCATTCAGGCTGTGCGGATATGTCTCTGTATTTCATAATAAGATCTACATCGGTCTTAGCCTTATCTCCATCCATGTCGATGTAAGCACCAAAGTGCCCTCCGGCTTGTATAACGCCTGAGCCATCTTCATCAGTTTTTGGAACAAACGAAGGCCTTACAGGTTCTTTTGAACCTTTCCTTGTGATCTCGAATCCGAAAAATTCTGCCATAATTTACCTCATATTATTGGGGAGGTTGCCCTCCCCTCTAATATTATTTATATACCTACGAAGTAGTGTCTGATTCCCAGTATTGTACTTGGAATTCCACTGTAAATTCTTCAATAGTGTTTTCAGAGTCATAACTGACTTCAATCTCAGAAATATTTGTAGGGAATAATCCTCTAAAATCATATTTCTTTGTAACTTCTCCAGCTTTATTCAGTTGTTCTACAACTGCGTCTGCTTGATAATCACTTGGATTTGAAAGTCCTGTATTCTCGTTATGACTATTGATGCCGTTCATCCAACGTTCCATTGCATTTCGAACTTCGAAACCAACATCGTTAATAACAGTAATTGTCCAAGGATCAAATGTTCTGTCACCAGCAATCTGTAATTGTCTACCTCTGAAAAGAACAGGGATAGGTGCAATCACTGATGAAGGCATCTGAGCTGTTTTACACATAAAGGATGTAAGTTCTACATCACCTTGTGCATAACTAGGATAATTCATAGTTACTTTGAATAGGTTGGATCTTGCGCCACCGCCTACTAGTTTTGATTTAAAATCATCTACTCCTAAAATTGCCATGATATCCTCCCTTAACTACCTGCTATCTCGGAGAATTCTACTCCGGATCTTGTTGCTATGAAGTTCAATGTAATGAAGTTAATAGATCTTGAAGGCTTGATAAAGATATCAGCCACAAATCTATTTGCATCGATTACTTGACTTGTGTTGTTTGATTCATCACAGATTACTGAGAAATCTGTAAGTCCTCTTCTACCTTTTACGTCTCTTAAGAACGGTTCAACTAAGTTTTTGAACTGAGCTCTTGTAAATTCGTCGTTAAATTCGAAAAGTTGTGCTTTAGCTGCTGTGCTAATAGCCTTTTCTAATACGATGAATAATCTACGTACATTAATTCTGTCGAATGCAGAAGGTCGATTTAATAAAGTTTTATCTCCAAATAGTAATGTGCCTTGTCCAGGTAATGATACTAATGGGTTGACTCTTGCTTTATATAATGTGTCTCTATCTGCTTTCTTAGGATTGAATGCTAATTTTGTTACTCCGAGAAGTTGTCCTCTGTTAACACCTGCTGGTGAGAACCATGCATCTGCAACTCTATCTGCATTTGCACAAAGACCTGCTTGGTGACCAGATGCTCCAA